ACACCGACATCCGCCACATTGTACAGCTGGTTAATCGCGTCGTCGTTGAAGTACGCCTGCGGAGCCGTCGTGTCCACGATTGTGACGCGCGTACCATACTTCAGGTTGTCTAGACCCAGAAGCTCGAGCTCGTTCAGGTAGATCTGAAGAGGCTGGTAGAACGCCCCGCCCTCCGGCTTGACACCCGTGACCATCAGTAGGTGGTAAGGCTCGTCCGGGAACTTCTTGAGCAGACGCGCAAACCCCATGATCGTGAGATCGAGACGCTTGCGCTGGGAATTACGGTTCATGTTCAGGAAGACCTTATCCTTGGGCTTGAGGTTCAGGTTCTTACGAATACCTGCGCGCTCGCCATCGGACAGGGGCTTGAATACCAGCGTATCCACACCGTGCTCTAGAACATCGATCTTGATATTCGGCGTCGTCAGGCGGGTCAGCAGGTACTTCTTCCACTCCTCCGTGAAGCACAGAATACGGTCAGAGGCATTCTCAATGTTGCGGAGAAGACCCATGTCCGCACCCTTGTACACCTGATCAAGGTAGACCCACAGCTTCCACGTCTTCGGGACATCCTTGACCTGCTGAATGAACTGGTTGATGACAATAGGATCGTTGTAGATCATGATCACATCGGGGTTGACCGTATCGACATACTCGCGGAACTTGTTGAACCCAAAGCCCTGCTCCTTGGGATCCTCATTGGCAGCAGCATCATACTGAATAATGCCCTTGAGCTCGCGGGCAGGCGTAGGAAGACGGGCGGGCGTACGCTGAAACCCGAAGTGAAAGATCTTCACAAGTGGGGACAGAGTACCGAGCTGCTTGATGAGATTGTACGAGACCTTCGAATAACCCGTCACCTGCTCAGTATGGGTCGAAACCAGGAGGAAGCGGATAGGAGCCATTTGATGATTAATCGTTTCTATCTGTAAATACAATAGCTATGTCCGAGTACTATACGAGCACATCCATTGATGGAACACCTAAATTCCTGAGCCAGCAGACTCGGTTCAAGAGTGCGTCGGAAGTGACGTCGATGAAGAAACGCCGGGTGGTGAACAATTACTATGGAAATTACCCTCAGTCGCAGAAGGCCGCGTATGCGTCGACGTATACGACCTTCAAGGCCGGTGCAGTCTACAATGTTATAGGGGAAAATGTTGCCTCTTTAGTTCCGACCTGTGCCACAAATAGCCGGGGATTTGTCCAGGCGAACAATTCAACGGTTGTCCCCACGGGAGAGAAGACAACGGCAAACATGTATGTCTCGTCCAAGGCAGTTGTGAACAATCCTCAGTAATATCCTACACCTGGTGCAACCGCCTGCTCCTTCATCTTCGGGATCTTCGTGAACTCCGAAAAGCGGTCCATGAAGGGAACTGGAGGAATTGGGTACAGCTCCGTAATCGAATTACTTTTTGTCATTGTCCGCGCAATCACCTTGCGCGTCTGGTGTCCGATCCAATCGTATCCGAAGCGAACGCTCATATACGAATGAATAGCTACTCCTAGAAGAAGAACCCCAATAACGATATACGGCAGGTTCCGATACATTATTCAATAGCATATAGTAATAATATGCCGGGCGGACTGATGCAGCTTACCGGCTTCGGAGCTCAAAATGTCTTTGTCAACGGAAATCCATCCATGACCTACTTTAAGACGATGTATAAGCGCTCCACGAATTTTGCTATGGAGCATTTTCGTCTGGATGTCACAAACGTAACAGACCTAACGATCCCCGCTGCAGGAAATAAGACCTTTCGATTCAAGGTTCCTCGCTATGCCGACCTTCTCCATGATTGTTATCTGTGTGTGAACATTCCAGACATTTGGTCGCCCCTCGTAGAAGCCCAGGATGGAACGAAACTTGCCAATGAAACAAAGTTCCAGTGGGTTCGTAATCTGGGATACAACATGATTCAGTCTGTAGACATTCTCTTCAACGGAACGTCGGTTGGTGTGATGACTGGAGAATGGATGAAGATTGCCAGTTACCTGAAACATGATGCAACCGCTCGCACAAAGCTGGATAAGATGGTAGGAAACACGCCAGATATGTACGATCCCGGAAACGCTCCTGGACGTTTCAACCAGTACCCGAACGCAATCAATGTGAACGGAGTCAATCCCCCTGCCCCATCGATTGCCGGTCGCCAGCTCACGATTCCCCTCCCTTTCTGGTTCTGCCAGGACATTGGCCAGTCTCTCCCCCTCGTATCCATGCCCTCGACGGAAGTTGAGATCGTAATCATTATGCGCAATATTTACCAGCTGTTTACATGTGTTGATCTGACTCCGGGAAGCACGACATACGGTCAGCGCATTCCCGGAAATCCCGGGTCGAGTTATACGGGAATTCAGAACTTCCTCTCGTATCCCGACACGCAGGGCAATCCTACAGTTGCGTCACTGGTCTCGTGGAACACCAATCCGTACATTGAAGCCAACTATGTTTTCCTGACGGATACGGAGCGTGCACACATTGCTGCCTATGAGCGTTCTTTCCTCATTACCCAGGTTCGGTATGTGACCGCCCAGAATCAGTACGGATACAACGATACCTTGATTCCCATGTACAATCTGTGTACTCGCATTGTCTCCCTGTACCAGCGCCAGGATCGTGTTCTCGTGAATGACTGGGACAATTACACGAATTGGGACGATATTTACTACCCACCGATTCAGCCGTACACGAACATTTCTCCGTCATCGTATGCAGTCCCACCGCCTGCTCAAGCCCTATTTTGTTCAGGTCAGCAGTTCTCAAATGCTATGGCATCCCAGGATATTCTGCAGGAGGGTCAGCTAGTGTTTGATGGAACTCAGCGATTTGCTACTAAGAACGTGAACTTCTTCCGCAATATTCAGAACTACCAGTTTTCGGCAGGTGATACAACTGCCCTGCCCGGAATCAATATGTACTCGTTTGCGCTCAATCCCAATGATATTACCCAGCCTTCGGGTTCAGCGAATGGATCAATGTTCAATCGTACAAATCTACAGCAGACTCTACTTGTCCCACCCGTAATTCAGTCTGGCGTGGTCACCCAGAGTGCGGTGTGCGTCATCAAGTCGACTGTCTTCAATGCTACACCTACACCGGTCCCGAACGGCGCCACTACATCTCCTGCTCCGGGAATTCCTCCGCTAGTACAGGCTGGACAGACGCTGACAATTTACCCTCCTCCCACAAATCTGGGGATTCAGTACGGAGGCTACAATTCAATTATTTACATTGAAGCCTACAACTTCCTGAAGGTTACAAATGGACAAGCAAATCTCGTGTTTAATACATAATGAACACCGACGATCCAGTTGCGGATGTTCCTCCCGAAGAAGTTCACTCAACAGACCCCCAGCCCGTTGTGTCAACGGCGAGTGGGTTTCTCGGATACGCGTTTCTCATCTTTTTCATCCTTCTTCTCTACCGCATGTCATGGTACGCAGTGGAAACGATTGCGTTTGAGAGACTCCCGATGATCAAGGACTTTTCGACCTTCATTTTGATTATATGGCTCATCCCCGTGTTTGGACTCATGGCCTCCGTCGTCAATCCATCCATGGGCGGAACCTTCGCCTGGATCATGACAATTTCCGTGATTCTTGGAATCACCTGGTTTCTCTCACTGATCTATGTATGGATGTACGGTGTACCTCCACAAGCTATGGCTCTTTTAACTGGAATATCAAATCGGGGTTGATTCCTCGTGCATATCAGCAAGCAGGGAGCTGGTCGTAGTCAGAGTCAGGAGCTCATCCATAGCAAGCTTGGGATTCTCGAAATTACGGAAGAGAATCTGATTCACTTCGGCAGGGCTCCACTTTCCATCCACTTCCGGATGATCCCAAATCTCATGATCCGCTACCTCTAGATCATAGAAACCAAGAACCATTTCTTTCAGGATAGTGCGATTGCATTTCTTGAAATGAATGATCATATCAATACGACCCGGACGAATGAGCGCACGATCAAAGCGCTCAGGGAAATTCGAGGTAAAGACTAGAATACGTCCGCTCGATTCCAGCGTTCCGTCTAGCAGATTGAGAAGGAAGGAGAGATCAATCGGATCCTTAATAACATCATCGTCAGGATCAGGAATGAACGGATCCTTAGGAGCAGTTACGTGTTCGGGCTTCTTCCACTCGCGTTTCA